ACGCCGTTGTTTACGGCGCAGGTTTTGCCCACGGCGAAAAAACTGATGCAGAAAGACGTGACAATCCGCAAGATACCGCAGTACGAGGTATCCAACGATTCAAGCGGCTACACACTGATAATAGGAGATGAATACTACAATGCCCAATAAATACGTAAACAAGGTTGTTATCGGCAAGGAAACGAAACTTGACCTTACCGCAGATACCATTACCCCGGACAAGCTGGCAAAAGGTATCACGGCACACGATAAGTCCGGCGCGCCCATTACCGGCACCAGCACAAAAGACGCTGACACCAGCGATGCCACCGCCGCTGTGGCAGAAGTGCTGAAGGGCAAAACATTTTACGCCCGCGGCACCAAAATGACCGGCACGATGCCCAACAACGGCGAAGTCAACGGTGAAATCAGCACCGTTTCCGGTAAGTACACCATCCCAATGGGCTTTCATGATGGCGCGGGCGGAGTGACCATCGCAGCGACCGAACAGGCTAAGCTGGTGCCTACCAACATCCGTGAAGGCGTTACTGTTCTTGGCGTGGTTGGCAGCATGAGCGGCAGTGAGGGCATGAAGCCGCAGGCTAAGAGCGTTACGCCGTCTTTCGAGCAGCAGGTTGTGCTGCCGGACAGCGAATACAACTGCCTGTCCCAGGTTACGGTGGCGGCTATCCCGGCCACATACGTTGATAATGCGGCTGGCGGCCAGACGTTGACGATTGGAGGCTGAGCATGGCGGTCAACAAGGTTGTTATCAATGATGAAGTTGTCCTCGACCTGACCGGTGATACGGTGCAGGCTGCCGACCTGCCGAAAGGGGTAATTGCCCACAGTGCCACAGGGGCCAAAGTCACCGGAACCACAAACTATGCCGGTTCCAGCAACGCGGGCGGCTCCGCAACGAGCGCCGAAAAACTAAATAACAGCCTGACCATCAAACTGAACGGAACCAGTCAGGGCGCATGGGACGGCAGCAGCGCAAAAACCATTGACATAACGGCAGCCAGCGTTGGCGCGACAAGCGTTACGCTCAGAAGGTGGTGACAGCTGCATGGGTGTGTATTTAGGAAGTACGCAGGTAGATATGCAGGGCGGCTTTGTGACGGGTGGTGCCAGTGGGGCGAGTTTGCAGAGCAAGACCGTAAGCCCCAGTGAGAGCGCACAGACGGTTAAGGCCGACAATGGCTATGATGGTTTGAGCCAGGTTACAGTGAATGCAGTATCAAAAACTTATGTGGGAAGCGGCGTGACGAAAAAAAGTGCTGCGACTTATACGCCGGGAACGAGTGACCAGAGCATTGCATCCGGCCAGTATTTGAATGGAACCCAGACGATTAAGGGTGACAGCAATTTGACTGCGGCCAATATTAAGAGCGGTGTAAAGATTTTTAATGTGACAGGCAGTTATGCCGGGAGCAGCAGTGGCGGAAACACGCCAAACTTGCAGACCAAAACGGTTACGCCCAGCGAGAGCACCCAGACGGTAAGCCCGGACAGCGGATATGACGGACTGAGCAAAGTGACCGTGAATGCGATATCGAGCACTTATATTGGCAGTGATGTGACCAAAAAAAGCGCAGCAACTTACATCCCGAAGACAACCGACCAGAGCATTGCATCTGGGCAATACCTGAGCGGGACACAGACAATCAAGGGCGAAGCAAACCTGGTGGCCGGGAACATTAGAAACGGTGTGAGCATTTTTGGTGTGGCAGGAACTTATGCCGGCGGCGGGAGTTCCGGCGGCAGTGGCAATAACAATGTGGAGGCTTATGCCATTACGGACACCAACCCCAGCGTTAGTTTTAAGCGCACTGACGGGGCAATCAAGATTTGGGGCTACGGCACCATGACCAGTTCCAGCGGCTGGGGCGGGCAGAGTACGAGCCTGATCGCGTTTGAGGGTGATAGGTACCACAAGAGCGCCATGTACGGCAGCCCAAGCAGCACCAATCTGAGCTTAAGCATCAGCAACGGCAAGCTCTCCGGCCTGCCGAGTGGACTGACGGCGATCAGCGCGATTGTAACGAGAGGTATATGATTATGGCAACTGACACAAAGCTGGACAGCCTGGTGATCAACTACCTGACGCAAGCCCAGTATGATAATGCTAAGAGAGAAGGAACGCTGAACAGCAACCAGATCTATATGACACCGGCCTCTTCCAGTGACTATACGCTGCCTGCCGCTACCAGTTCAACCCTGGGTGGTGTGAAGATTGGTAGCAATATTACAGTGAACAGCGGCACGATCAGCATGACAAAGGCGAACGTGACAAATGCACTGGGTTATACGCCACCTATGACTGATACCAAGTACACACTGCCGACAGGTAATGCTTCGACCGCGGGCGGCGTGAAGCTGAGCGATTCGACCAGTTCAACCAGTTCAACCAGCGGAGGAATTGCAGCAACACCAGCAGCGGTAAAAGCAGCCATCGCGGAAGCAAAACTTGCAGCCTGGCCGATTGGCAGTATTTACATGACCGTAAGCAATACAAGCCCAGAGTCTTTATTTGGCGGTACCTGGGAAAGAATTTCTGAACGCTTTTTGCTTGGTGCTTCCAGCAGTTATCCCGCAGGTAGCACTGGGGGCGAATCCGCCCATACGCTTACACAAAGCGAGCTACCGAATTATTCGCTGTCTGTGGCCAACGGAAGCAACGTAATACGCTCCAAAACCGGAAGCTCTGCGGATGCGTATGTTCAAACGCAATCAAGTGGCTGGGGTATTCCGAACTGGGAATCCAAAACCGTAACAGTCGCCTCCGGCGGTTCCGGGAAAGCTCACAACAACATGCCGCCTTATTTATCGGTATGGATATGGAAGAGGACAAAATAAGGACAACAAATCATGAGACTTTCAAACGAAGACGTTCTGCTTCACTGGCCCCTGGCCCAGCACATCATCACCGCGGGCTGGCTCTACAATGATGGCAGCCTGCACCGGGCGCTGGATTTCCGCGCGGCGGTGGGCACGCCGGTATACGCCGCAGAGGGCGGCACAGTGGAGACGGCCTACCGCTGGAACGGCAAGCGCACCCAGGGGGACATCAACAGCTATGGCAACATGGTCAAGCTGCGCCACACGACCTACAAGTATGGCACACTCGAAACTCTGTATGCCCACCTGAGCAAGCTCTGCGTGACTCAGGGGCAGCAAGTGCGGGAAGGCCAGCTGATCGGCTACAGCGGCGATACCGGCAACTGTTACGGCGCACACCTGCATTTTGAAGTGCGCTGGAAAGGCCAGCGCACCAACCCGCTGAACTGGCTGGACAACGATTTTAGCACGGCCAGCAGTGCGGTCAAGCTGGGCAGTTACAGCAGCGTACGACACGCAAAGGAAGTGGAATACATGAATTATGCTATTGACGTAAGCAAACACCAAGGCAAGTTTGATTGGCAGGCGGCGTATGACAAGGGCATCCGCCACGCCATGCTGCGCGCCGGGTATGGCCGTTACAGCAGTCAGGTTGACCCCCAGTTTGAGCGCAACGCCACTGAGTGCACCCGCCTGGGCATCCAGTACGGCGTGTACTGGTACAGCTATGCCAGCACCCCGGCGGAGGCACGCCAGGAGGCCCGCTGCTGCCTGGCCGCGATTAAGGGCAAGCACCTGTGCCTGCCGGTGGCGTATGATATCGAGTACGAGCCGTGCATCCTGCGCCTGACCAACGCGCAGCGCACGGCACTTGTACAGGCCTTTTTGTCGGAGATTGAGGCCGCAGGGTATTACGGCATCCTGTATGCTAGCTGCGATTTTATCCGCAATCGGTTGGACCACAAGTTCCTGTCCAAATATGATATTTGGGTAGCGCAGTACAGCAGCACATGCACCTGCCCCCTGCCGTATGGCATCTGGCAGTACAGCAGCCGCAATGCGCTGGGCATTCCCGGCTACGGCACCAGCCTGGACTGCAACCGGGTCTACAAGGACTATGAGCAGCTGATGATCCAGGCGGGCCTGCAGGGCCACACCGTGCCCACCCCGGAGGACACCACCCCCAACAAGCTGGACAAGCAGCGGATCACCATTGGCCGTATCTCCAGCGGCGACCGCAATACCATCCGCGCCCTGTGTGAGGGGCTGGGGCTGATTGCAGCCGGTCTCTACCGCGAAACCTGCGTGGGTGGCAACCAGTGGATGCTGGACGTTGGGCCGGTATCCAGCGGCGACGCCTGGTACATCATGCGCAAGTGCGCAGAGCTGCAGCTGATTGATGCAGGGCTGTACAAGGCCGAATATGTGGAGGAGTGATTTGGTGGATGCTATTGTTGTTGCGCTGATTACTGGCGGGTTGAGCCTTATCGGCGTTATTATTACCAATCTTGCCGGGCAGCGGCGCACAGAGCAGAGGATGGCCACCGCGCAAGCCGTGACCGATACAAAAATTGAAGAGCTGACCCGTGAAGTCCGTGCCCACAATAATTTTGCCCAACGTGTACCGGTGCTGGAAGAACAAATCAAGGTTGCAAACCACCGCATCACCGATCTCGAGAACAAAACCGCTTGAACACGAATACATAGGAGGAAAAACTCATGGATTTTGCATCTTTTGGTATGGCAGGGGTGGCGGCGATTACGGTTATCTGCTACCTGGCGGCAACAGCGGTCAAACAAACGCCGCTTGCTAACAAATGGCTGCCGTCCATCTGCGGCGCCCTTGGCGGCCTGCTGGGCCTGGCTGCCATGTACATCAACGTGCCGGACTTCCCGGCCGCGGATCCCCTGACCGCCCTGGCCGTGGGCATTGTTTCCGGCCTGGCTGCGACCGGCGCGGATCAGATCATTAAGCAGGCGAGCAAGTAAGCCAAAAAGGGCCACTAGGCATTGCGCCTAGTGGCCCTTTAACTTTTTAGCGAACGATTGATAGTTCTGCGGCAATCAAGCCGTAATCAAGGACTGTAATCGTTTCGCATATGGATGGCAGGGGTAGAAGGATTCGAACCCTCGGCACGCGGTTTTGGAGACCGCTGCTCTACCAACTGAGCTATGCCCCTAT